AACAATCTCAAGGGCGATCTGGAGAATCTGAGTGGTTCGATGGAATCCTTGATGATTTCCGTCGGCGAGGGCGCTCAAGGCCCGTTACGCAAGATGGTGCAGGGCTTGGATACGATGGTTGACGCGTTCGCCAGTTTGCCGTCCGGAGCGCAGCAGACCATCGTGGTCATGGCATCATTGGCCGGCGTGTTCGGAGCCGTGCACAAGGCCGCTGGCAATCTCAACGGCAGCACCAGCACGATGGCCAACAACATCGGTCTGGCCATCGACCCGATCCAACGTGTCAAGACTGCGCTTGGATCCGCGCAGACCGCCTTCCAGATGTTCAAGGCATCTTCGATGAGCGCTTCCGAGCAGATGGAGGCGTTCGGCACGTCCGCTTCCAAGGCGCAGTTGAAGACCGCTGGTTTCAAGGCGGTCGGCAGCAGTGTCATGAGCCTGCTTGGCGGCCCGTGGGGCATCGCCCTGACGGTGGCCGGCGCTGCACTGTCAGCTTTCGTCAGCCACCAGCAGAAGGCCAAGGAAGCCGCCGAGCAATTGCAGTCGGCTCTGGAATCCGGCAGCAACATCAGCGAGACCATCGCCGGAGCCTATCAGGATATGAGCAGTGGCGGCGTCAAGTTGACCACATGGCTTGACAAGGCGGGTATCAGCCTGACCGACATGACCAGCGCAGCCATGGGGAACGAAGCCGCGTTGAAGCGCGTCAACAAGCAGATCAAGGAAATCGACAAGCCCGGCATTGGCGGAACTGCGGCAGCCGCCATCAAGAAAGCCCTGAAAGAGGAATCAAAGGCCTACGATGATGCTTCCAGGAAGGCCAATGAGAAAAGCAAGGCCGCCAAGAACGCGGTGGATGCTGACGGAAAGTCTGCATCGGCAGCGAAGGAAGCTGCCAGCGCGAACAAAGAGCTTGGCTCTTCCGCTTCGGATGCGTCAAGCCAAATCGATGATCTTGTCCAGGCGTTGTTTGGTTTGGAGTCGGGCAATCTGACTGCAGACCAGGCGGTCGACCAGCTGAATCAGAAGATTGGTGAACTGTCCGACACCTGCAAGGACAATGGCGTGGTGTTCGACCAGAGCGGCAATCTGCTTGACAGGTTTTCAGAGCAGGGCACGAAGACCAAGCAGGCGTTGGAGGACATCGCCAGCAGCGCCCAGAACGCTGCGGAAAAGATTCTCAAGCAGGGCGAGAGCACCAATTTCAGCAGCGATGAGATCGAACGTGCGAACGGCGTGCTGCAGGATGCTCGTGATGCGATCATCCGGCAGGCCGAAGCCTCGGGCATGAGCGAACAGGCCGCTAACGCCTTGGCAGACCGTTGGGGGTTGAGTTCCGATAGCATCAAGGCTTCCATCGACAATATCAGAATGACCGCCGACAACAACAAGGCGAAGCTTGATGTTGACGATTCCAAGGCCAAGTCGAAGACCAAGGGCGCGGAAACCAACCTTGACAAATTCAACAAGAAGATAGCGAAGGCCAAGCTCGACGCCGACGCCAAGAAAGCCACGGCCAGCGCCAAGAAGGCGCAGAAGATGATGGACGACTTCAACAGGAAGCACGTCAACGCCACCATCGACGCGACCGACAAGGCATCCAAGAAGGCGAACACCGCATCCAAGAACATCGGAAAGCTCAACGGCAAGAAAGCCACAGCCAGACTCGATGCGAAGGACAACGCCTCGCCGAAGGTAGACAAGGCCAACGCGAAGAAACTGTCAAACAAGCGCAACACCTTGGATTCCACCGACAGGGCAACGCCGAAGACGAACGCCGCGAACGCGAAGAGGCTCAACAACAAGAAGAACACCCTCAATTCGGCCGACAAGGCCGGACCGAAGGTAGACGCCGTTAACCGCAAGAAGCTGAACGACAAGAAGAGCACCGCATCGGTCAACGACCAGGCGACTCCGGTGCTCCGCTCCATCAACAACTTCAAGATCGCGGACAAGAGCTTCACCGTCACGGAAAAGACGAAGAAGGAGGGTGGCTACACCGGTGGAATGTTCACCGATGGCCACTTCCAGCAGTTCGCCGGAGGTGGCATGTTCTCCGGCTACGTGGATCCGGCGTGGGCGCCCGGCAATGGTTTGAGCGACAGCGTGTATCTGCTCAACGCTCGTCTCGCTGCGGGCGAGTACACGCACAATGCTGCGGCCACGGCCTATTACGGCGTCGATACCATGCGCCTGCTGAACGAGCGGAAGATTCCACGTGAAGTGTTTGCCACGGCCAATCAGATGACAGGCAATCAGGTCAGCGTACAGGTTGATACCGCTTCCGTGGTGGCGGCGATAACCAGCCTGCACAACGATCTTGGCGCGATTATCAGCGCCGCGTCCGATGATTCGACGGTCGGCGACCGTGACTTGGGGAGGTTGATCCGCAAATATGCGCGAGCTTAAGTACACGGCGCATGATGGCACGGTCATCGACCTCAACGCCGATGATCTGTGGGTGGCTGACCTGCAGGAAATGCGCGGGTACTCGTGGACGTACACGCTGGCCACACGCGGCGTCAAATCGGTGAGCAGAAACGCTTCGACGGCGAAAATGACCGTCCGCACCACGGATCCGTCAAGATTGGACGTGGTGCAGACGGCTTTCGATTCGGACGTGCAGGCCGTTACGCCAGGCATGTTGACCGTCGACGGCGAATGGTTCCAGCGGGCGTATGTCGTCGGCTCATCGCTTGGTCTGGTGCCTTGGCCGGCCTATGCGCAGACTGACTACACGGTCGTATTGTGCGATGGCGTCTGGCGTCGCGCGCTGCCGGTGCAGCATTTCTTTCCGATGACGGCAGGCACCGGCTCGCAGATTGACCTTCCACTGGACTTGCCGACCGATTTGGCTCCATCAAGAATCGCTTTGACGGTGCATAATCCGACCGGCAAGGCCGCTGAGTTCACCGCGGTCATTTTCGGCCCTTGCGTCAACCCGTCTTTCCAGATTGGCGGCAACACTTACGCGGTTGATGTGACAGTGCCGGAAGGCGGTCATGTGTCGCTGTCGGCCACTGGATTGCGGAAGTCGATAACGTTGACAGCTGAAAACGGCGACGTTTCGGATGTTTTCGACAAGGGCGTTCGCGGGAACGGCAGTGGAAGCGGCTCGTATGTTTTCGAGCCGATACCGGCCGGAGATTCGCTGTTGACGGTTTCCGGCAATTATGGCATCGATTTGACCATGTTTGACGTCTCTGGAGGTGTGCCTTGGCTGACGTTATCCTCGCCGACGGCAAGCTAACGCCACATGCGAGCATATCGCAGGTGACGCTGGACTGGGCTTGCGGCACGGACGAAAACGACTTCGAGCTGACCATCGATGACGCACTCGCGCCGAACATTTCACAAGGCTGGTATTTTTGGCTCGATGGAAGTGATGTTGGAGGCCGAATAGTCGATCGTCGCGTGTCCGTCGCCGGAGGAATGTCTACGACAACCTGGATAGGTCAATCGTGGACTGGCATGTTGGCGGCGAAGATATTGCAGCCGGATGCGAATCAGGATTACCTGACAGTCTCCGGCAAGCTGCCTGACATCCTCAAAAACCTTTTGAAGCGCATCGGCTTGGATACGGTTTTCACTGTCGATTCCTCCGATGCTTCCATTTTGTCGAATTGGATGTTTCAGAATCCACGTTATGTGGACGCCTACACCGGCTTGCGCACATTGCTTGCATCATGTGGCCGCAGGCTTGATTTCAAAGTGTCCGGCAACAAGATCCTGCTTGGTATCGTGCCGGTGCAGACCATCACCAACACGATCGATTCTGACCTTGTGGATTTCAAGGCTGAAACCAACCGTCGCGCGGTGAATCATCTTATCGGCCTTGGCTCGCAGGAGCTCAAGAACCGTCTGGTGGTTAATTATTTCGCGGATGCAACCGGCGTGGTGAGTCAGACGCAGACGCTCGTTGGAGCCGATGAAGTATGCGCCACATACGACTATTCCAACGCGGATTTGTCCACGCTGCAATCCGAGACGAAGAAGCATCTGCAGGAATTGCAGACCGGTGGCTCGGTCGAGGTGACGTTGTCCGATGAGGTCGGCGATGGTCTGCGTGTGGATGACAAGATTGTTGCGGCGGATCAGTCTTCCGGCGTCAACGTCACCGCCGTTGTGACGAAGCGGATCGTGAAAATCGATTCCGGGATTTTGACTTCGACGTTCGAGGTCGGACTGCCGGTGCAGTCGGCGAATGCGAACTATTCCGGTTCTTCGTCTTCCGGTGGTTCGGCTGGCGGTGGCGTGTCTTTGACGGCTGGCCGTGGACTGTCGATTTCAGGCGGCACGATCAACGCTGAGGTCGATTCCGAGGATTTGGATTCCGTCAGACAGACTGCCGAGTCGGCTAACAGGACGGCTTCCGGGTTCGCGGCGCAGATCGGCAAGGCGAATCAGACCGCCGAGGATGCGAAGAACGTCGCCGATGCGGCCAAGAGCGTGGCCGACAGCGCCAAGTCGGGCATGATGACCGATTCCGAACGGTCGAAGCTCGCTTCGGTCGAACGGGGCGCGAACGCCTACACGCTGCCGAAGGCGTCCACGGACGTGTTGGGCGGCGTGAAGGTGGACGGTTCCACGATCGTGAGCGTGGATGGCGTCATCAGCGCGCATGTCGGCGACGGCGCTTCCGGGAAGGCCGTGTTCCCGATTGGCTATGTGGTGATGAACACGACGGGCGTTGACCCTTCCGGTGATTTCGGCGGCACGTGGAGGCAGTTGCCTTCGCTTGGTTGTTTTACGTTTGAAAGGATAGGCTAGTGAAATCTGACGGTTACTCGAAGTACGTATGCGACAAGTGCGGCAAGACCGCCTATGTCGCCGCTGGCGATACGGAGGCACGTGAATGGTACACCGTGCGCCGCTATTCGGCTGGCAAGGCGACCCGCCTCGCGGAGGATGTGGCACCTGACATCTACGAATTGTGCTCCCAATGCAATGCGTCGTTCATGACGTTCATGCAGCAGGATGACGCTTCGTTCGAAGCATGGTTGAAGGAGGTCGGACAGTGACCATCGAACTGGTTGACGGCAAGGCCGGCACGGCTCATATTTCAAGCGAGGACAAGGCGATCATCCATCAGGCCAAGTTTTCGAAGTCCGACGTGGTGTTCGACTGGGGCGACGCGTTCAAGTGTTCGATGAGTTCGTCCAACAGGGCGACGGTCGGCACTGGTTGCGCGTCGATACAGGGCTTGGACTGGCATATCACGTCGGCGGAATCGGTGACGATTTCCAACGGGTCGCAGGGTATGAAACGCAATGACATCATTTGCGCGCATTACAATCGTAACCCCAAGAACGGTAATGAGCTGGTGGAGTTGGTCGTGTTGAAGGGTTCGCCGAATGCGACTGCCGCCGCCGACCCGACCATTCCGTCAGGGAAGATATTGTCCGGCGCGGTTGACGCGTACATGCCGTTGTGGCGTATCCCGCTTGACGGCATCACGGTCGGTACGCCGGTGCGCCTGTTCACGCCGAGGGGGGCTTTGTGGGATTCCGTAACCCTTGAACGGCAGATCTGGCATGGGCCTTACGGCATGACGGTACATCTCGCCAAAGTCGGCATGATGGCTTTCGCTTTTGGCAACACGTCCTTCACGTCCAGCATCAATACCAACGGCCAGACCGTGAATGAGACGATGGATGCCGGTTTCCTGCCGGAAGGACAAGGCGCGATACTGCTGGAAGGTGTGAACGGGCAGCATGGAGCCTTGTCCTTCGACTCTGACGGTAAGGTCACGATCAGCGGCAGCATGAACAGCGGATACTATTTCCGCGTCTGCGGCTGCTGGCCGGTGAAATAGCTTTCCGTAACCCAGCAATGGAAGCCGCCGTATGCTAATAACAGCCTCACTCTGTGTCGGGTCGGACACGTCGTCACGGTCAACGGCAACGTCAAGTTCACCGGCAGTGGACAGCAGAACTACGCGATGGCGGTTGAGACCATCCCAGAAGCGTTCCGTCCACTCGCCGATCAGAGCATCATCGCGTTTCCGTCCTGCGGTTTCAGCCTGCTTGTCATGCGTGACGGGAAGGTGCAGATGCTAGGCGACCCGAAATCCGCCTACTCCACGGCGCACGGCTGTTGGATGACGGTCTAGACGAATTCCACGCCATCGGGCACCGGAATGATCTTCGGGAAGCATTGGACGATATCGGATGAGTTCACGCCTCCGATAAGCGTCACCGACCCGTCAGCGTTCCACTGCGCCTGTTTTCCATACGCGGCGCCGGCCACGTTCGCTACGCACCCAAGACCGATCGTTTTGGAGGGCTTCACGCCCGCTTCGAACAGCCAGACACGGTAATCGCCGACTTTCACGGTGCTTCGGAACGAAGACAGGTCCACGAAAATCAGACCGTCTTTGACCGTGATGGTATTCGAAGCGCCATAAGAAGCCGGAACAAACGATGCGGTGTTCTGCCATGTCAGTTGGCATGTCTGGGTTACGGAAAACTATCCTCATGGGATCGGATAGCAGAGCGAGCCGACGCAACCCTGATTGCTGCCAGCGGCTCCCATGTTCGCGCATCGGATGGTTCCGTTCGGGTTGACGATGAGCATTCTCGCCGTCTGCCCGTTCGACACGCACACCATTCCATTGACCTCGACAGGCGGGCGTAATTCGGCGGGCAGCACGTATTCGCATTGCGCTGAATCCCAACTGCCATTACCAATATTGCCGGAATATCTGACGAGCATCATCATGCCGGCGCGGATGACCGTGAAGCCCTTCGCGTTGTACAGGGTTACGGAAAGCTATTTCACCGGCCAGCAGCCGCAGACGCGGAAATAGTATCC